CCTTGAGCCACCGAACCGTTACTGTAGATGTCTACGCTTACATTAACCGCACTGCTTCCATCCACGTTAGCCGCGACAATCTGATTAATTTTGTAAACCTTGCCGCTACTCGCCGCATTAGGTAGCAAAACAACCGAAGTGGTTGGCGCTGGGGTGAGGAACGTAGTCTCACCTAAAATACTTGTTACTGCTACTATATTGGGGTTTGCCATTATGTTTCTCCTAGAATCCCATTACCATCGCAAGCGCGATGCTTAAACCTGCTGATATACCGCTTGCGGCAGGAGTGGATGAAGCCCACGTAGAACCGTCAGAGGTTAATAAATTACCGCTTGTTCCCGGTGCAACAACCTGTACCGCTGATGTGCCGTTGCCTAGGATTACGTTGTTGGCGGTCATGCTGGTTGCACCTGTACCGCCGTTAGCTACGGGGAGAGTTCCTGTCACCTGAGAGGTTAAGTTGACCCCGGATAAAGCGCCACCGAGCGTCAGGTTGCCCGAAGAAGTTACAGTGCCAGACAAGCTAATCCCGTTAACCGTACCCGTGCCCCCAACAGAGGTAACACTACCGCCTACTTCTGTAGGATTAGCGTTAATAACCGCCGCACCTGCGCCTAAGCCGTCTGTAACAAGCATGACCTTAGAGCCACTAGCTACGTTTACCGTAGCACCCGAACCTTGCTTGATCGTGATGATCTGGCTGCCTGAAGTGGCGTTCTCGATTAGCCACACCTTAGATACCGTGTTAGGTCCAAGCGTCACCTCGCGTGTAGCCGTAAGTGAGGATGCCGAGGTAATCTTTAGGTAGAATCCACGAGTAGCATCTGCCGTAGCGTCAGGCATGGTGAAGGTTTCATTGGCATCTGCTGCCATCTGCTTTGTGCCATAGCTAAAACCGTCCGTGACAAGCTCAAGGTTGGTGTTGGTGCTAGTGCCCCAAGTGCCGTCTTCATCACCCGTGGTGATTTCTTTGAGCCGTAAGTTATTTACATAAGTAGCCATCTAATTTCTCCAGTACCTACGCTAACGTGCTGCCGCCAGCGGCGGGGATGCTTGTCGCGTAAATCTTTGTATTCTGACGTAAGTTTAGTGTTTCGCCGCAATCTGAGCAAGTATCGGCGGTTAATTCAGCCTCGTTCACATCATACCCGCAGTTGCCACATAACACTTCAATTTCATGCTTCGGGTCTATTGCGTTGCCCACTGTCTGTGCTGCGTTTACTGTTTTCATGCTGCTATTTCCGTCCAATTTGGGGTTTGACTAATAGGGGCTATGTCAGTCCATCTAGGGTCGCCGCCCGGAATTATCTGGCTCCAGACTAGCACCGTTCCTACTTCACCTGTGGCCTGTACGCCAATGGCGTATACATTCGCATCGGCTGTTTCGGTTGTCTCGCCTAGTGCTGTAGTGCCCTGTAAGCCCGTTACAAGAACGTTCTGTTGGAGCAGTACTGTTATATTGCCCAATGCAGATGTTGCTAGTAGGCCGGTTTCCGTGACTAATGCGTCGCCTGTGACGGTTACTGTACCTAGAGCTGTGGTGCCCTGTACGCCCGTTGGGAACGCATTAGCACCTTCTTTAACTCCGGCAGTCCCTAGTTCGCCTGTGGCTTGTACGCCTGTAACAGTAGCAATAGCGCCTGCTTCAACACTTAGCGTACCCACTTGGCCTGTGGCTGCATTACCTAGGACATTGATGTTGTCTGCGTCGCCTGAGACAACCGTGTTACCTATTACCGTAGTTGCTACAACACCTGTAAGCGTAACAGTAGCACCAGCAGCTATTTGTACAGAACCAACTTCACCTGTGGCTTGGAGGCTTAATGATTGCCCCCACGAACCTTGCCCCCACGAACCTCTACCCCAACCACCAAAACGGACGGTTGCATCAACGCCTTCACCCCAAGAGCCTGAACTCCAAGTGTTACGACCCCAACCGTCAGCCATCTACTAAGCAATCCGTATGATCGCGTTGCTCGAATCAGCAGCAGGGAAGACGATAGTAAAGTCACCCGCAGTAGAGGTTTTATCCGAACCGAAATCCAGAACTGCAACAGCAGGGTTAGTGCCGCCGTTCGCTAAGTAGATCAAAGCGCCGCGAGCAGTAATAGTTGCGTTAGCCCACGTAGTATCTGCGAAGTCCAAGAACGCCGTAGTGCCTGTAGACGTAGGGACTTGAGAAATAGTCAGGGTATTACCACCTGCTACGTAGTTAGTGCCCGTAACCTCATTAGTTGTAGCATACGCAGTAGTAGTCGCGCCTAACGTAGCTGCATTAGTAAACAAAGCGATTTTAAATACTTGTCCTGTGCCGCTGCTGAAATCAAAGTCTCCACCAAGGATTTGAACTTTGAACGATGTAGCCATAGCCTGTGAAATAGCCATTTGTGTTTCCTCTTTAAATTAACGCGGTTCTATTCTAAGTTGACCAGAACGGTACATATCTTCCCGCATCTTGCCATCGCCTAAGTTTTTCAATAATAACATAGCATCCTGGTACATCCGCTGGTACAGCGTCACCATCTCAGCGTCGCCTTTCATAAAGCGTATTGCTTGAACCAGCGCACCGTTAAGTAGTGCCGTATCAAACTCATCTCCAAGCCACGTAGTACCCGCAGTTACAATAGTCTGAGGGTAGTATCCGTAGTGGAGTTCCACAGAATACGCAAGATCAGGCGTTGGCCCTAAGATAAAAGCCGTATCGTCAAACAAGCCGTAGTGTTTGGGCTTAGCAACACTGGTGGGGTTTGGATACGCCTCACGCATGAAGTTAACGTCTTTGTTCAGCAAGTACGTGTAGTTTCCCGCAGCGTCTATAACCGCCAAAGAGAACGGGTACAAGAAATCTACAGGGAATATCAAGTACGGGTTAGCAACCCCCAGCAATCCTGTTTGGTTCCGACGCAAGGCAGGTATCTGCACAGAGTTATATATGCCCTGTTCTGCCTGTTCAGTAAACATAGCAAGCTGCGCGTCCGTAAACGTTTGCTCACAGATGTCTTGAATGTTCGCTTTAAGCTCGGTGTAATTCACCAGCTAACCCTCTAAGCCATTGGTCCACGAGCAAGAAGCCCTTTAGTAGCGGCGCCTGTGCCGCGTACTTTAATACCGCTAGTCTTTAAATTAGCCGGTGGCGCATCAAGACCGTTAAGATCAACTGTATACACCGTAGGCGTATCAGGAAAATCAATTATCTTAGGTGTCTTTACTTTTGATCTGGCTTTACTTTTCATTTCAATCTCCTAGCTAGTAGTTACCGTGACTTGGCCTACGGCACCGACGGCTTCCAAATTGTCTGGTGTAAGTCCAAAGGGGTCATCTAACCCTACTGGGTTCCACCCCCACTGAATGTTAATACTACTAAAATCCCCCGCTGGTACTATACTCTGATCAGGTCGCGGGTTTCGTATCGCTTGCGGATCATCTACTGGAAACGTACCCAGCATGAGCTGTGGTTGAGACGGCCCCCAACACTCAGGACAAGCTTTTATCTGTGTTTCTGTATTCTTAACTACTAAATTCTTTAGCTGCTTTAGCCTGTACTCAAAGCCGCACACATCGCACATGGCGAGTGCTCTTTTATCTGAAGCGAACCTGTTACTCATGGGATAACCCTAGTAGTTGCTCAGTCTTGGTACAAGACGTATTGTCGCTTTCTCTCTGTCTTCGCCTGCCGCTAGCTCAAATTGACGCTCGTATTCAGCCTGTAACATAGGAATTCTAGTTACAAGGTCAGGGTCTTTCGAGGCTATGTAGTACGCCAACCCTGCAACTAAGCACGGTAAGAAGCGGAAAGTAACGTCAGGAGTCTCAGCGCCCGCTCCTGCGTTTTCAATCCGACGCATACGCCAGTACCGCAGTACATAGAAAGGAGCTACAGCGGTGCCCTGGTTAGGCACAGGCCATATATTGACAACTGGAGCATCTCTTAAACGCTCTACATTGATCTGTATAGGACGGCCTTGAGTCAACTTGTTCGGGATACTGGCATAAGTAGGCATACTGATGCGCGAGATGGTTAAGTCTGATTGCGTGTTAGCGTTGCCTTGATTAGTCCGTATTACCTGCTCTAGCAAGTCTATGGTAGCGGCGGGAAGTGGATATGCAGATTGTCCTTGGACGAGGTTAATAAACCCCTCCTCAATCGTCCACATGTTAATACCACGATTCTGCCACTCAATAGTCAGCAGATTCATAGAACGCCGAGCGGTTCGCAGGTCATAACCGGAGCGCATCTCACGGCCAGCACGTTCCCATGCCTCTTCCGCAATTTCCGTAAACTCCATGTTAAAATCTGCAACGCCCGTAGTCGCCATTACTTAAACAAACCTACCTTTAGTTCTACCTTGTGAGCATATTCCATCACCTGCTCTACCCCCCGTCTTGTACTTCATTACTTCTCCGCCCATGTTGTAGCTACCCATTTGGCGTTTTTCGTAATCTCGCTCTCCGTCTATACGACGACGTTCTGCGGCTGCATTGCCGCCCTTATTGTTCCTAATGCGATAAGACTCGTCATTTAGGTTACGTATTTCTTTTTTATCATGGGCCATTACTCCGCCCATGTTGTACTTCTTAACTTTTTTATCAGCCTTCATATAGTCTGCTCCTACGTTTTGCGGGATGCCCGCTTTCTTGGCGAACTTAGGGTTATTCGCTACTGCCGCCATTAACTTGTGCTGTGCTTTGCTTTTGCTCGGCATTACCACTTAACCTTATCAGCCCAGTAGGCTGCGCTCATTTTGCCTTTGGCGATGTTCTTACCGTGACGAGACTTAAACGACTTACGTTTGGCCTTCATCTTGGCAGATTCACCTGCCTTGGGCTTACCAGCAGTGCTAGCGCCTTGTTCGCCAAAACGAATAATTTTCTCTTTACCACCTGCACACGCCTTAACTACGTGAGACTTCTTAGGGTGGCTAGAGGTTCGTTTCGGCTTATTACAAGCCATAGCCTTTTTGTTTAACTGCTTAGCCATAGGTTTTAGTGACCGTAAGGATGAACGTATAC